TAGTAAGTTTACAAGAAAAAAAATAACAGCTAACGAACAGTTAGAAGAGTTAGAAGGATTAGATACAACTATAGACTGGAAGAACACAGGTGATAATAGTTATGATGGTGAAAAACTAGCTTTACTTGTACACGATGAAAGTGGTAAATGGGAAAGACCCGATAACATTTTAAATAACTGGAGAGTAACCAAAACATGTTTACGATTAGGTAGTAGAATTATAGGTAAATGTATGATGGGCTCAACTTCAAATGCGTTAGACAAAGGTGGAGACAATTTTAAAAAACTATACAACAGCTCAGATGTCACACAGAGAAATAGAAATGGTCAAACGAAGTCTGGTTTGTACTCTTTGTTTATCCCAATGGAATGGAACTATGAAGGATTTATTGACGAGTACGGACTTCCTGTATTTAATACGCCTGATAGCGACACATTCGCACCAGATGGAGAGTTAATAGATTATGGAATAATAGATCATTGGCAAAATGAAGCTGAAGGTTTAAAAAATGATCAAGACGCTCTAAACGAATTTTATAGACAGTTTCCAAGAACTGAAGAGCACGCATTTAGAGATGAAACAAAAAATAGTATATTTAATTTAGTAAAAATATACGAGCAAATAGATTATAACGAAGATCTTGGAAATACATTAGGTATTACAAAAGGTAATTTTCAATGGGTTGGTGGAATTAAAGATACTCAAGTAATGTTTTATCCAAATCCTGAAGGTAGATTTTATGTTAGTTGGGTACCTAAAATGGAATTACAAAACAAGATAATAGTTAAAAATGGTATACGTTACCCAGGTAACGAACACATGGGTGCTTTTGGTTGTGATAGTTACGATATATCAGGTACTGTAGATGGTAGAGGTTCTAAAGGAGCTTTACACGGTTTAACAAAGTTTAGTATGGAAGACTGTCCGCCTGGTCAGTTTTTTCTAGAGTATATAGCTAGACCACAAACTGCAGACATATTTTTTGAAGATGTTTTAATGGCATTAGTTTTTTACGGCATGCCACTACTTGCAGAAAATAACAAACCAAGATTATTATACTATTTAAGACGTAGAGGTTACAGAGGTTTTAGTATGAACAGACCTGATAAAGTTTGGAATAAATTATCTGTAGCAGAAAAAGAAATAGGTGGTATACCTAACACTAGTGAAGATATAAAACAAGCACACGCCGCGGCTATTGAGATGTATATACAAGAAAAAGTTGGTCAAGTTTCAGAGGCTAAATTTGGTAATATGTATTTTAATAGAACTTTAAATGATTGGTCAAAGTTTGACATAAATAGAAGAACAAAGTTTGATGCGGCTATTAGCTCTGGGTTAGCTATAATGGCTTGTAATAGACATTTATATAAACCAAACCCAAAGGTAGAAAGAACTCCTATTGATATAAGTATAGCGAGATATAACAATAGAGGAATAAATTCAAAAATAATTAAACGATAATATGGCAGAGTCTGTACATAAAAATTTTCCTTCTCAAGTCGTTAGTGATTTAGAAAAAATGACTAATGATTATGGTATGAGAGTTGCTAAGGCTATAGAGCTAGAATGGTTCGATGGCCCTGCTACTCATAGATACTCGACGTCACAAAGAAGATACCATAATTTAAGGTTATATGCTAGAGGAGAGCAATCAATACAAAAATATAAAGATGAATTATCAATAAATGGTGATTTGTCTTATCTTAATTTAGACTGGACGCCAGTACCTATTATACCTAAGTTTGTTGATATAGTTGTAAACGGTATGGCTAATAGAGGTTATGACATAAAAGCTTATTCACAAGATCAGTTTGGTGTTTCAAAAAGAACTGAATATATGGAAAGCATAATAGCTGACATGCAAACAAAGGAGTTTAACGACGCAGCTAAAAATCAGTTAAACATAGACATGTATCAAAATGATCCTAATGAACTGCCAGATAGTAAGCAAGAGTTAGAATTACACATGCAATTAAATTATAAGCAAGCTGTTGAGGTTGCAAATGAAGAAGCTATTAACACATTAATGGACGGTTGTAGATACGATCTTATAAGAAGAAGATGTTTAGAAGATCTTACAGTTTGTGGTATTGCTGCTACAAAAACAACTTTTAATATGTCAGAAGGTGCTAAAGTAGAATATGTTGATCCTGCTAATTTAGTTTATTCATATTCTGAGTCACCTTATTTTGACGATATATATTATGTTGGTGAAGTAAAAGATGTACCTATTAATGAAGTTGTTAAAGAGTTTCCTCACCTTACAAATGAAGATTTAAAAGATATAAAAAAATACCACTCTGTTTTTAATCACGGTAGATATGGTGATAAAGATAAAGATAATAATAAAATAGCTTTATTATATTTTAATTATAAAACTTATATGAATAATACATATAAAGTTAAAAAATTATCTTCAGGTGCAGAAAAAGCTATACCAAAACCAGATACATTTAATCCACCATCAGAAAAACAAGGTGATTTTTATCGTTTACAAAAATCTACAGAGTGTTTATTTGAAGGTGTAAAAGTTTTAGGTTCTGAAAAAATGTTAAAATGGCAGAAAGCTGATAACATGATGAGAACTAAAAGTGACTTTAATAAAGTTAAAATGAACTACGCTATTGTTGCACCTAAAATGTATAACGGAAGAATAGAGTCAATTGTAAGCAGAATAACTAGTTTTGCTGATATGATACAATTAACTCATTTAAAACTACAGCAAGTATTATCTCGTATGGTACCAGATGGTGTTTATTTAGATATAGATGGTTTAGCTGAAGTTGATTTAGGTAATGGAACAAACTATAATGCTCAAGAAGCTTTAAACATGTTTTTCCAAACAGGTTCTGTAGTTGGTAGATCATTTACACAAGATGGTGATCAAAACCCTGGTAAAATACCTATACAAGAAATATCAAACGGTCAAGGTGCTGGTAATAAATTAACTGCTCTTATAAATAATTATAATTATTATTTACAAATGATAAGAGATGTGACTGGTTTAAATGAAGCTAGAGATGCTTCTACACCAGACTCAAGGTCATTAGTTGGTATACAAAAACTTGCAGCTGCTAATTCAAATGTAGCAACAAGACATATATTAGACGCTAGTTTGTTTTTAACTGTAGAAACCGCAGAACAATTATCACTTAGAATATCTGATATTATAGAATATTCACCAACAAAAGATGCTTTTATACAAGCTATTGGATCTCATAATGTAGCTACGTTAGATGAAATGAAAGAGTTACATTTATATGACTTTGGTATATTTATAGAGATGCAACCAGACGAAGAAGAAAAACAAATTCTTGAAAACAATATTCAAATGGCTTTACAGCAAAAGCTAATAGATTTAGATGATGCTATAGATATTAGACAGGTTAAAAACCTTAAAATGGCTAATCAACTTATAAAGTTCAAGAAGAAAAAGAAAATGGAAAGAGATCAGGCTATGCAGCAACAAAACATAAAAGCGCAAGGTGAGTCTCAACAACAAGCTGCACAAGCACAAGCTCAAGCTGAAATGCAAAAAAATCAAGCTAGAATGGAAGCTGAAATGCAAATGGAAGAAAAAAGAAACGGTATGAAAATACAGTACATGAAGCAAGAAGCTGAAATGAAAATGAAGTTAATGGATAAAGAATTTGAAATTAACAAAAAGCTTAGAGAAATGGATAGACAAGCGTCTATGCAAAAAGAAGGACAGAAAGAAGATCGAAAAGATGAAAGACAAAGACAAATGGCTAGTCAACAAAGTCAACTTATCGATCAAAGAAAAAATGAAACAACACCAAAAAACTTTGAATCTAAAGGTAATGACTCTTTAGGTAGTGGTATGGGTGTTAGTGGATTAACAAACAACTAATTATTTAATATTATTTTATCATGGAAGAAAACAAAGACGTAGTTGAAGAAACTACACAACAACCTGTGGAGGAAACCACTGAGCAAAAACAAGAAGAATCACATATATCTTTTAACGAAGAAGGTGATATAAAAGTAGATTTAAACAAGTTTAACGAATTAAACCAAAATCAAGATGCCGTTTCAGAGTCACAAACAGAGGAGGTTCCTGTACGCAACGAATCCGAAGCTAGCGAAGGAGTTCAGCAAGAAAACATCGAAGCAACAAATGAAGAACCTACCGGAGAGCAAGAGCAAGCCGTTCAAAATGAAGAATCAGAAGTTACTGAAAATGCTGAAGAAGAACAGGTAGAAGAATACGTTGACTTACCAGAAAATATTCAAAAGTTAATGGACTTTATGGAAGAAACTGGTGGTGATCTACAAGATTATGTAAAACTAAATACAGATGTTAAAGATTTAGATGACTCTGAAGTTTTACATGATTATTACAAAAGAACAAAACCTCATTTGAATAATGAAGAAATTAATTTTCTACTAGAAGATAGATTTTCATACGATGAAGAAGAAGACGATCAAAAAGAGGTGAAAAGAAAAAAACTAGCCTTAAAAGAGCAAGTTGCTGAGGCGAGGTCCTACTTAGACGGGCAAAAGTCTAAATACTATGAAGACATCAAAGCTGGTTCAAAGCTCACGAGTGAGCAACAGAAAGCAATTGAGTTCTTTAATAGATACAATCAAGATGAAGAGCAGAACATGAAAATTGTAAAGCATCAACAGGAAACTTTTTACGATAAAACAAACCAAGTTTTTAATAAAGATTTTAAAGGGTTTGAGTTTAACGTTGGTGACCAAAAAATGACTTACAATATTCAGAATGTTGACGATGTGAAAAATACGCAAATAGATATAAATAATTTCGTAGGAAAGTTTCTTAACGAAGGTTTAATGTCAGACGCTGCGGGTTATCACAAAGGATTATTCACTGCTATGAATCCTGATGCAATAGCAAAACATTTCTATGAACAAGGTAAATCAGATGCTATAAAGCAATCTGTTGCCGATTCCAAGAACATTAACACGTCTAGAGAATCTCATAAAGTTTATGAAGGTGAAGGAGGCTTAAAAATTAGAGTTTTAGGTAATGATTCAGATGATATGAAGCTACGTATTAAAAAACGAAACTAATTATTAATTTAAAAATTATTTAAAATGGCAGTAACAGCAGTCGGAGCCGCGGGTTATACTCCTGCTCCAATGAAACAACTACTTGCAACTAACTATATTGACTTTACCGCTGGAGGTACTGGAGCAACAAATGGTTGGGCGCAACAATATTTACCAGATCTTATGGAGAAAGAAGCTGAGGTTTTTGGAAACAGAACTATCTCAGGTTTCTTATCACAAGTAGGAGCTGAAGAATCTATGACTTCAGATCAAGTAATTTGGTCAGAGCAAGGTAGATTACACTTAGCATACAAAGTTGTAGCTGGTGCAAATGATTCAGGTGAATTAAAACTGACTTTTGGCGCTAACACAACTGATGCTGATGGAAATGCAGTGCCAAACACAGGTAAAGACCACGGTATACGTCCTGGTGATATGTTACTTGTGTCTGATGCTAACGTAACTGTAAACGTATTTGTACAAAGCGTAAATGCTTCTGCAGGTACTATACAATGTGAAAGATATGATGGTAACGCCGATGGTGCTGCTGGATTATCTGGTGAATTAAGTGTCCTAGTTTATGGATCTGAATATGTTAAAGGATCTATAGGTAGAGCTGGAGCTAATAAGCCACAGCACTTATCTAGAACTAACAAGCCAATCATTTTAAAAGATAAATATGAAGTATCAGGTTCTGATGCATCTGCTATCGGTTGGGTTGAAATTTCTGGTGAAGAAGGACAAAATGGTTACCTATGGTACTTAAAAGCTTCTGGTGACACTAAAGCACGTTTCTCTGATTACTTAGAAATGGCAATGATGGAATCTGTAACTGCAGGTGCTAACATGGCTGCTTCTACTGTAACTAATGCAACTGGTGCAATTGGTGGAACTGAAGGTTTATTTGAAGCACTTTCAACAAGAGGTAACATATCTAACGCTTTAGATTCAGGTACAGCTTCACAAGTTTTAACTGAATTTGATGACATATTAAAAGAGCTTGACGCTAACGGTGCTATCGAAGAAAACATGTTATTTGTAAACAGAGATGTTGCTCTTAACATAGACGATATGTTAGCTTCTCTAAACTCTTACGGTACTGGTGGTACATCTTACGGTGTATTCAACAATGCTGAAGATATGGCGTTAAACTTAGGTTTTTCAGGTTTCAGAAGAGGTTCTTATGACTTCTACAAGTCTGACTTTAAATACCTAAACGATGCTGGTACAAGAGGTATGATAAATGCAACTGACGGTACTAACAAGATTACTGGTGTATTAGTTCCTGCTGGTGTATCTTCTGTGTATGACCAATCTTTAGGTAGAAATTTAAAGAGACCATTCTTACACGTAAGATTCAGAGCTTCTAATATGGAAAGCAGAAAGTACAAAACTTGGACTACTGGTTCGGTTGGTGCTACTACTTCTGATTTAGATGCGATGGAAATGCACTTCTTATCTGAAAGATGTTTAGTTGTTCAAGGTGCAAATAACTTTGTATTATTGAAAGGATAAACATTATATTTTAAAAGAACCGGGGCTTCGGCCTCGGTACTTTTATTTTTTTAACTTATTAAATTATATTATATCATGGCAAAAAAACAAAAAGAAGAGGTAGAGGTACCTGTTGTTGAAACACCAATTGTTGAAACACCAAAACCTAAAAGAATAGAACCAAGAAATCCTGTAATTGATGGATGGGAAATTAAAGACAGGACGTATAGATTAATGGACGGTAGTAGACCGTTAACATACACTTTTAAAAATAGAGGCATATACTATTTTGATGAAGAAAAAGGTTACGAAAGAGAGGTTATGTACACTAGAAACCAAAACACTTGTTTTGTTGATGAGTTTAAAGGTGAAATCAGACCTGGTAGAATAGTTTTTAGAAATGGAATTTTATTTGTTCCAAAAAATCAAAGAACACTACAAATGATGTTGTCTATATATCACCCTTGGGCTGAAAAAGCTTGGTTTGAAGTTAAACCTACAGAAACAGCAAAAGTAGAGTTACAAACTTTAGATTTAGAGTTAGACGCAATGATAGCTGCAAGAGAAATGGATATTGATATGGCTGAAGCTATAATGCGTGTTGAGGTTGGTTCTAGCGTATCTAAGATGAGTTCTAAGGAACTTAAAAGAGATTTACTTGTATTTGCTAAGAATAAGCCTAAGTTATTTTTAGACTTAATGAAAGATGATGGCATACAACTTAGAAATATAGGTATAAAAGCAACAGAAGTAGGAATATTAAAACTATCTGATGACAACAGGATATTTACTTGGGGATCAACGGGTAGAAGATTATTAAAAGTTCCTTTTGAAGAGCATCCATATTCAGCTTTATCACAATGGTTTAAAACTGATGAAGGTATGGAGGTTTTAACTTCTATTGAAAAACAATTAAAGTAAACAAAGAAAAGTATACAATCACCCTTCGGGGTGGTTGTTATACTTATAAATAAAAAAATATATGGCGCACAATACAAGTATAAGTATAGATACAGTTTATCAAAGAGTTTTAGCTTTAGCTAATAAAGAGCAAAGAGGCTATATCACGCCACAAGAATTTAACTTACATGCTAATCAAGCACAGTTAGATATATTTGAGCAATACTTTTATGATTTAGCTGCTAAAGTAAATTTAAATAAAAGAGATGAAGCTCAACAATCACCAGGTTCTAATAATCCATTAGAGCCAGACTTTGGTGATACGGTAAATATAATAAGAGAAAAATTATCAATATACCAAGGCACTGATGTTGCTCTAACATACAATGCCACTAACGGTGCATTTTTCATGCCCGCACTTTCACACACTATTTATAGAACTGGTAGAATGTATTACTCTGGAACAGGTGGTTCTAGAATACCATTAAAACGTATAGAGTATTATAGCTTACCAATGTTGCAAGAACTTTATGTTGCCAAACAAAATTCTAGATGGCACAGTGTAGATCCTGCAGAATATTACTATACAGAAAATACAGATGGTAGTTTTTCTTTATATAGAGAAGACACTGGTCAAACACCATTAACTACTGGTTTAAACATAGAAGTTATATCTGGTCCACCAGCAGCTGTTAACTGGGGTTATGTTGTTGTAAATGAAAAAGCATTATACGACTCTAGTACATCAACTGATTTTAATTTACATAGATCAGAAGAGACAAACTTAGTTATAAAAATATTAGAGCTTGCTGGTATAACAATAAACAAACCAGGCTTAGTACAATTAGCTGGACAAGAAGAAGCTCAAAACGACGCACAAACAAAATAATAAAACATGCCAAGTAACTTAATAACATTAACACACGAACAATATTATCAAGGTAAAGATAATACTCAATTATCAGGAGATGATAAACAGTATGGTAATTATCAGTTTATGAGAGTAGATGATATAATAAACGATATACTTGCTACTTATGGTGGTCCTGGTATGATGCTTGAAGGTATAAGAAAAAGACATATTACATATCATGCATATAGAGCAACTCAAGAATTAAGCTTTGATACTTTTAGATCTGTAAAATCTATGGAGATAGAGATACCGCCATCTTTAGTTATGGCTTTGCCACATGACTTTGTAGGTTATGTAAAGGTTACTTACAAAGATGATTTTGGTACTGAGTATACTTTATTTCCAGCTATTATAACTAGTAACCCAACAGCTTATAATCAAGACAGTGATTACTTTTTACAATTTGATAATACCGGTCAGTCTACACATCCTAGTGATTCTAACACTTGGTTTGATTATCATGGTAATACGCCAAACACAACACCACAAAGATCTACTGATTTATATGATGATAGCGATAACTTTGAGTTTGATAATGGTAGAATATTTGGTGCAGAACCTAGACACATGAATCAAAACGGTTCTTTTTATATAGATTATTTAAAAGGAAGAATACATTTTAGTAGTAATATTACTGGAAAAACTGTGACCTTAAAGTATATTAGCGATGGCGTTGCATACTTACAATCAGGTGTAGAAACTGGTAGCCCTTGGGAAAACGAATTAAACACTACACAGGATTTTATAGTTCATAAGTTTGCACAAGAAGCTTTAATAAAACACGTATTATACGCTTGCATGCAATCAAAGTCACCTACAGATCCTAACATGGTTGCTTTATTGAAAAAAGAAAGATTTGCAGAAACTAGAAAAGCAAAGATAAGATTATCAAATATTAAAATTGAAGAGATTACTCAGATAATGAGAGGTAAGTCTAAATGGATAAAACACTAAAACTAAATAATGGCTGAATTAAAAAGAAATTTTTCTGGCGGTAAAATGAACAAGGACATGGACGAAAGAGTCCTAGAGCCTGGTCAGTATCGTGATGCTAGAAACGTACAACTAGCAACGTCTGATGGTTCTAATGTTGGATCACTACAAACTTTATTAGGTAATACTCATAAAACGCCTAATATTGTAAGTGACGATTATTCTTCTTGTGTAGGTGTTTTGCCACTTCCTGAAAAAGATTTAATATATTACTTTGTTGCTGCTGGAGGTACTAAAAATTTTGTACCAGAAAGAAAAAAAGATTATATAATAGAATATGATACAAACACTGGTTTAACTAAATATGTTTTTGTAGATATATATTCTGTTACACATACTTTAGCTCTTGACCAACCTAGTGGTATGCATTTTGATATAAACACAAGCAACAATCTTTATTATGATTTAGGTATTAGAATAGGTATGAAGCTAACAGGTACATTGAACGATCCAAACGGATCTGGTACAAATAATGTTGGTATTAATCATAATTTTAACACAGTTGTTACAGATATACAAAGAATAGCTACAACTAGATATAGAATATTTCATAGTGGTAGTAGTAATTTACTTGCTAATGGATCTCCATTTTATGGTACAGCTGGTGATGCTATTACTTTTACAGCAGATAGAGTTTTAAAGTTTCAACACCATAGAATGATTACTGCAATAAATCATTTAGATGGTATGATATTTTGGACTGATAATTATAATGAGCCTAGAAAAATACATATAGAAAGATCTAAATTAGGTACATGTGGTCATGATCCTGTTGGTGGTTATGCTGCTGGTACTAAGTTTACACTTCAAACAACAGCAAATAACATACCTCAACCATTATCTCAAAACAATGATGATTATCACACTAGACTTTTAAGAAAAAGAACTGATGTAGCAAATGCTTTTGAAGTTTGTTTAAATAGAGATGAAACACAAGCAATAAATGTTGAAGAAGCTGATATTACAGTTATAAAAAGAAATCCTGTTGCACCTTTAGATGTTGAAATGTCTACAACAGAAAGTTATAGAAAAAATGAAGTTAATGGTGTAGAAACTGAAAACCAAATATTTTCAACAATTGTTGGTTTAAATTTAGGTGATGGTGGTAGTCCACCAGAGCATTTAGAAGT